AGTCGTATTCGCTGAATCGCGCGCAGCTAGGGCAGTCATTTTGCGCAACGAGGTCATAAGCGAAAGTGCCTTGCATTCCACCAACGGTGTAGCTTGTGCCATAATCGCACGACTGCTCGCAGCCACAATCAAGCCCCGCAACAGTGCAGCACCTACGGGGCAAGATCGTCACTCCAGTCGTAATCGACCGCTGTGAGCCCCTTGAGCTCAGCCGAGTCGATCCATCCTAAGTCAACCATTTTTCCATCGACCATCGCTGCTATGTGGCTCTCCCCTTGCGCCTCCAGGATCAGCATTGGGCTGTCTGGTGCGAGAACGTATGACGGCGCGCACGCGGTCAGCGAGGCGCTTGCCGCCGCCAGCAATGTGCACGATGCGAGTCGACGTAGCCCACTGAATGAGCGAGTCAAAAAGCGCTTTGAAGAGCCCATATATCACTCCTTTACCGTTGCATCCTTTGCCATGACGAGGCCGACGCCGGCGAGCACCGCAGCGATGACTGCTGTGTAATCAATCGGGGTACCGGCACTGATCGCGCTGAGCGCAGAGCCGACGGCGAGCAAGATCGCGGAAATGCCTGCTGCGGTTGTCTTCCAGTTCTTCATTTTTGAGATCCTTCCTCGATTCGCTCGAGGCGCGTGATACGAGATTCATAGTTTGACGTTCGCACGCTGAGTTCCGCGAGTCGAACATCAAGATGCGTGAGACGACTAAGCACCGCCATCGTCGTGCTGACGATGGTGGCGATGATAAGTAGGACACACGCAAGCACTTCGATGTCCATGTTAACTCTGATAAAAGGCGTAGACAGAGCCAGTTGTGACCAGTGATTTGAAAAACAGGTGCGCAGGATCATCTGTCATCGTATATCGACCAGCAGGGACATTTGTAGACAGAGTGTTGTTTGACGATGTGGTCATGATGCTATCCGTAATGATGGTAAGCGTGATGACCTTTTCTCCAAGTGGCGTAGCACTTAGCGGAGTGTAGGTAGAGGTGTTTGTGGCGATGTTGGTGAGCGATTTGATTGGCATTTGAGTCCTTTAGTTTATGTCCACTCAGGATCGGCGGAAACATTTTCGCCCGTCCAGAGTCGTGTAAGTTTAATCCATGATCCCGATTTCACTGCGCAGGTCCCTGTCGGTGCCGCAGAGAATGTCAGCGTCGGCACAAAGTTCGTCGCATCAACAACAGTGATTCTTCCAGTGAAATTGATCATCAACAGAACCGAGGTTGTGCTGGCGTTGATGGGGCCTCCAGTTGAGGAGTTGAAACAGGTCATATCTTGCGCTCTGTTCACGGTTCCGTAGGCGCTGGTTCCCGATGAAATCGCGGTGAAATTACAAATACCGCTTCCAAATTCGGTGAAACCGATCGCTGTGGTGTGCGTGGTGGTGCCAGATCCTATGACATACGAGCCTTCAAACAGCCATGTCGAATTAGCGTCTAACGGGAATGCGTTGTTTGCTCCGTGAAATACATCCTGCACCGCCGTCGATGACGAGATCGAGTGATCGGTATGCCGAGTTCCGTAGTACGAGTCCTTGCGGTTTATCCAGTTCGTGCCGTTGTATTGCACGTTTTGCCGCTCAAGCGCAGACGTAATCACGACATCACTGAGGCCGTCAAGGCTCAGACTTACTACGCCGGCGGTCACACTTACAGTCTGCACCACTGGAGCGACGGTCACGCTCTGCACTACTGGTGCCACTGTCACGCTCATCGAGTCACCTCAGGCGTGATGCGATACATACCTTGCAGGATGCGAGTGACGACGCCACCACTTGAGTACTCAAGATCGTAGACCCCCTCAGCGGGAGCCGTCAGCGCGCCCGTCGCCGTCGCGCTCATCGTCACCGTGATGATCGAGTTAGTGCCGGCGGTTATGACGAGCCCACCAGAGGGCGACGTCAATGAGAACACCGTGGTAGTCGCAGCGTGCTGCGTTCGCCCCTGCATCGATGCAGCGTAGCCCGTGAGGTTGACGCCTGTAACGGTGACCGCAAATGTGAATGTAGCGCCCTGCTCGATTGTGATGTCGTATTCAGCAGCCATTAGCAAGACCCATCCAATGCTTGAGTGTTAATGATCAGCCATGTAAGTTCGCCATCTGATTTGCGGTGAGGCACAAGCATTACAAATGTTCCCGTAGGAATGCGGACGGGAATAAACCCCGCAGGCAGACTCGCACTGGTAACGCCGTAGGAATATGTCGTTGGCGTAGCGGTGTTGGTGAGCTCGCTCACGCTGTAGGCGATGCCGGCAAGTCCGGGCGATTTGTTGCCTGCGTTCGTGTTGGTCATCCACGCCTCAGCCCACGAGTATTCCCATCGATAATTTGCGATGGCGCTTGCCGATGTAATGCTCGCGAGCATGAACTGCACCGGAGGAAATTGTGACGGCGTGCGCCGAACTCGATCGACATCGAGTGCTTGCCTTGCGATGTTTTTGGCGTCTTTCACAACCACCACCCTTTTTCGGTGCGTGTCTTTAGAGCGGTGTCGAGACTGTATATGTCGTTGAAATCTGTGGTCAAACGGTTCAACCGTTTCCACTTAACTTCAGACAGCGCCCCGCCGCTCGTGCGTTTCGCGCGGCCGTCGGCGTCGGTCGTCGCCACTTGCTCGTGCTGGTACCAGGCGTCGAAGGTGAAATCGAAGACCACTTCGTAGAACTCGTTGCCGGCGTCGCCGATGTTTACGCCTTCGCAGATTAGCGAGTTAGCTGCGAATCCCGCAAAGGAAGCGCTGTTTTTGGTTCCAATGTAAGTCGTGAGCGTCGTTGCTGCGGTGAGCATTGAGACCACACTGGCATCCTGGGTGAATCGCATGCGGATGCGCACCTGTGCTACTTGGCATGGCGTGCCCTGATCATTTCCGGCGAGACTTGAACCACCGATATCAGAGGATGCGTCGGTGGCTGCGGGAGGCGACACAGACCAGGCTGATCGATAGATTGTGGTCGACCGAGTGACCGCTGTGTACTCCGCAGACGATGGGAGTACGAGCGAGTTAGGTGCCTCGGGATCGACGGCGTACAACGTCGACCATCGCAGTTGGGCGCGCACCTTGCAATTGTCGATCGTCTCAAGCTTATGTCCGCGATAGCGCGCTAACTTCGTCCACAGCTCTGTGGTCGGCGTGCCAGTGACGTAGAGATCGTCCGGAAATGGAAGCACACCGGCGGTGAGCATGGCGCCCTCTTCCTTATCGATCAGAAGCGCAGCGCCATCCGTGCGCCAGATGATCATCGACCAGTTGACGGATGACTCGCCGCCGAAGCGCGCAGCATCCATCGAGGCTGTTTCGACGGCATATGTGTAATCACCGAGTACAGGCATTAGATTGAACTCTTAAGGAACCACTGGGCGATTGAACTATTTTTTACCATCCAATCGCCGATGGATGCGTCGCGCCTCTGCGCGCCGGTCATGTCGTTTAGGCCAAGCGAACTGTCGATGCGCGACTGCTCCATCATTTGCGCCTGGATGCGCTTTGCGACGGCGTCATTATCTGTGGTCACCAGTTCGGCCTCGAGGTCACTCATCGCGAGCGACTTGCCGGCCGAGTAACTACCGATCTTGCTCGCGGCGATGTTCAAGCCTTCCATGAACTGCTCAGCCCATTTCACCACGCCGCCGGCGTTGCCGCCAGTGCTCGAGCCTGCAAGCAGCGCTTGGCCGAATGTGGCCTTTGGCTTTTGCGTTGTAGTCTCAAGCATCGCAAGCTTCTCAAGCATCACGACGTTCGCGGTAAATGTCTGCTTTCCCGTTTCGCGCATTGAAGCAAGCGCAGCGTTTGCGCCCTTGGTCGCAGCTTCAACGACCGAGATGATTTGCGAGGCGACCATGAACGGAGCAGCTGCGCCGGCGAGCATGGCACCACCTGAGCCCATCGAGCCAGCGACGCCACCGAGCGCGCCGAAGCCGCCCATGCCCATGACCGCAGCGCCGCCGGCCTTGAGCGTCTGATTCATGCCGCCGCCGCCAGAGCCTGCGCTGTTGACCGCCTTCGCGGTGTGGCGCGCCTTGCGCGCGAGTCGATCCATTGCAGACTCGGCATCCTTCGTGCGCACCATCACAGGGATATTGAGCGGAGGTAGGTTGGCGCTCATCGCTTGGCCTCCTGCATTGCATCCATGATCGCGGATTCAAGCGATGGCCTGAGCATCTTTTTCGCGGCGTTGCCCGGTCGGCTGATGTATTTGAGCGCGAAGATCTTGGTTCCGAGCGCGCGCCCCTTGAGACCTTTGCGCCAGCCGCGATTCTTCGCGATGAACGGTGCGAAAAACCCGTTCGGGTTTCCCTTGCGCGCGCTGCGCGGTGCAGCCTCGCGGAAAGTCGTGATCGTCTGAATCTTGCCGGTCTTGCGACTTTTCGCGCGTGTCTGGCTTTCGACGCGCACACCCTTTTTCCACGGGCGAAACCCACCTTCAAACAGGTGCGAGCGATTGCCTGGATCATCCATCTGCCGGCGGTTTGCCAAGCCCGAGCCGAGACGGATTCCCACGCCGCACCAGATCGTTCCGTTGCGGTACGACTTGACCTTGACCATTACCGCGCGTCGTGTGCGCCTCGCCTTCGGCCACGCTGCGGACTTGACTCCGCGCGCGACGATCGAACCCCACCGGCGCAAGCCCTTGCGCACGATCTGCTTTCGCACCTTCGGCACGAACGTCATGATCTTCCGGCGCAAATCCTCGATCTCCTTTGGATCGATTCGCATTTGCATTCTGAAGTTGCTTGATTTGCTCACGGATGCCACTCCAGTCTGGGATATCAAGCGCGGTGTTGATGAGCACGACGCTCATGCGGTCAAGATCGGTGCTACTCATCCTGATGGCCTCGCGCAGCACCACGCGCGACGCCTTCGTCAGTCCCGCCCCTCGCTGTAAAGCGCCTCCGCAGCTGCTGAGATTTGCATTACGGTGTTGCCGTCGGCGACAAGCGCCTGCTCGATTTCGGAAAACACCGGAGCACCATTTTCAACGAGGTGCATGAGCACCAGCCATGCGTTGATGCGCTCAGGAGTCGATGCGCTGAACTCGACGGCCTCGATCATGTCGAGCGCCGTCGGACGCCGCAGCGTGAACGCTGTGCCGTCCCTGAGCGTGCAGTGCTTTTCCTTGAGCGTGAGCGCGTCGCGGATGCTCATGTGATTGTGATCGCTCCGTCGAACTGGATTTCAAGCGTCGCGCGAACGATCTCATTCGGCGAGCCCGTGATGCTGATTGATGTCGCGTATCCGGTGCCGGTGTATACCGCGCCAGTGTGCAGAGTGACCACGACGGCAACTGCTGCGCTGCTCGCATTCACCGCATTCTCAAATGCTGCGACTGACGTAACGGTCTGATCGTAGAAGATCTCAATCGATGCAGTCGTTGTCGCATTGCCTGAGATGAACTTCTGGCGCTGGTCGGCGAACTCGGTAATCTCAATTAGCGAGCGCGTCGCGCTCAGCGAGATCGAGCCGAGGCCAGTGATGGCGTCGCCGCCGTATGAAATTGTCATCGCTGCCGTAGAAACCGCTGCCATGTGTTACTCCCTGTAGTAGATGTTGATGGTCGCAACTGCTTCAACGGGCTGAGCCTCGTCGCCGTCGCTAGCCGATGGTGGATCGATTGTGTGGTTTTGCCAGAGCACTGCGTCGAATGGGTACGAGTCCCATGTGCCAGTTACGCATGACGCGCGGATCTCATCGATGAGGTCGAGCGCCTCAAGCGTGGTTTCCGCGATCGCGCGGATCTCGACTGATGCTGAGCGCGTCGCAGCTGCGCCGAGGCTGATGGTCTCGATGCTCTGGATCTCGAACGTGACCGCAGGGAGAGCAGAATCTTGCAGGCGGTAGCCGTGCGTGATGCGCGCGTCGGTGATCGATGTGATGCCGGCGGTGAGCATCGCGCGCGTGGCAGTCTCGATGCTCATGTCACACTCTCGCAGTCGATCACAGCGACACGATCAGCCTCATCGAGGTTGCGGATCGCGCGGATCTTGAGCGTGTGACCGTTGACGCTGAGCCGATGCGTTTCATTGAGCGAGATGTTCTGCGCCGAGCCCCATCGCGCGCGCACCTCGAAGTTCCGCACGACGGCTACACCGTCGGCGTATGACTGCTCCTGCGCGGAGTCGCTGCGAAGGTCGACGCGAATCGTGCCGCCAGTCGTCCATGTGTCGGTGCGCATGCCGAGGTCGTCGCGAGCCGTGCTCGGGATCGACTGCGTGGCCACGAATCGCAGACGACCACCAGAGATCATCGGATGTTACTCCGCGTGCTGAGGTTGTCGAGAATAAAGCCCATCGACAAGGGAACTGTCGACAGCGAGATCGGTGATGCAGCCTCGGGGTTGTTGTACCAGTGTCCGACGAGCGCGATGATCGCGTGAACCAGATCGTTCGGTAGCGCGGTGTATCCGCACAGATAAAACACAGTCACCATTGTGCCTGGATAAATCACTGGCACCTGAAGGAACCGAAGCACTGGCATTGTGCCTTCAGTGAAATCGAGCCAGTAGTCGGTGATCGGCATTGTGATCGGAGCGTTGAGCTGGTCGCGATATTGAATGAGACTCACGCTTACGAATGGGTGCGCAGGGATTAGCGTGTCCTTGAACTCTTTGAGATAGAGCGGAACTGTCACCGGCGTCATCGCGAGCTGCGTGCGTCGCTCGATCAACGAGACAGCCGCCTCGCGCAAGCGCAGAAGTTCGCGGTCGTCATCGTCGAAGTCGATCTTCAACGCAGACTTGATGGTCGAGAGTGGTACAGACATGAAACGCGCGCAGTGAGGTCACCCACTGCGCGCGCAGGGAGAAAAGAGTTTGGATCAGCCTGTGATCGCGGAAAATGCTTCGTTCTGCATGATGCGCGAATCTGTGCGCGAGTAGACGTAGAGCGTGGTTTGACCAGTGAGCGCTCCGGAGTACGGATCGATCATCGAGGTGATGCCGGTACGATCGAAGATTTCAAAGTAATTGAAATCGCCGACGACTGCGAACACGTTCGCGTTCACTGTTGCCGTCGGCATGTACTGTCCGACTGAGTAAGGCGTGCCGTAGATCGATCCAGGCAAGCCGACAACGTTCTGACCGACGCCGCTGTTGTTCGGCGAAAAGATGTAGTCGCCGTTGGTGGTCTTGAGTTTGCGAATCACCTTCAGGAATGTGTCAGAGATCAGCCATCGAAACTTCGGAGAGTTGCGATATGCAACCGGACATGCGTGCCAGCAGTCGATGACGTTGTCTGCGGTCACTGTTGTGATCGCAACACCGGCGCCGAGATCGGTGGTGGTGGTAAGCGCTCCGCTCAACGCAATGCCCTGCGGCGCACTCGATCCAGCACCGATAGTGAACTGCTGCTCGTGCTTGAGGCTCATCGACATTGCACACTTGCGCGCGACGTACTCCATGCCGCTGCCGATGCCACCGGTGCCGATGGAATCCTCGATGAACTCTTGGCTCATTTTGACCGGCGTGACGTATTTTGTGAACGCAACGCTGATCTGCGTGCCGAACGTCGGGTACGACAGCGTAGCGGAGGTGCCGGTACCTGGATCTGCTGCGGATTCTGCCACGGCGGTAGTCGTTGGAAGCGCAGACTCGATTGCGATCGTGCGCTTGCTGTCGATGGTGTTCACCACTGCGATCTGTCGCAGCACGTTGGTCTGGTACATCTTTTCGACGATGCGACGCTCGAGATCAGTCGGCACCGCAGCACCGGCTGAATCGTTTGCAAGCGCAGTAACCGCGCGGAAGCTCTGCATGTCGCCACGCGCGAGCGCGTGCATGTAGCGCTCGGCGTACTCGTCACTGCCGAGGCCTGTGACCTTCTTGTTTGATCGTTCGAACTGTGGGGTCGATTCAAGCTTCGACAAGCGCGAAGCAAGCGCAGCGTTCTGCGCGAGCAGCTCGGTCGCGCTCATGTCCGCATCCATGCGCGCGAACTTTTCTTTTTCCTCGCCACTGCCGCGCGTGTCCACGGTTTGCGGGGCGAGGCCAGTGCGCGCTTGATACGCAGTGAGCGCGGCGCGGTAGTTGTGGTTAATTGATGACAGTTCGTCGATGTGGTCAGACATTGCGGATCCTTTGAAGGTGAAGTTCGAGCCGCGCAGCGACGGCATCAGTAATGCCTGCGTCAACATGACGAAGGCTCGAGGTTGTTTGCGGGTACGCAGCGTCGACAACGACGCTGATCTCAACGAGGCGCGCGCTGTTGACCGTGCGCTCGGTTTTCGATTTGTTCCAAGTGTCGGCGACGACATAAAACCCAAACGACATTTCGCCGCTGAGATCTCCGCGCTCGAGCAGCGCGCGCACGTCGTTGCCGAGCGTGGTGTCTGGCAGACTCGCCTCGTACTGCAAGCCGCTCGGCGAGTCGGCAAGCTCGAGCGTTCCGCTCTTCGTGCGCGCGAGCGGCATCGATGCGTTGTGGTTGTAGTACAGCTTGATGTCGGTTTCGAGCGACGCGCCGAATGCGCCAGGCGCGATGCGCTCGGTGAAGGTGCGCCCTTGCTCGGTGATCGGTCGAGATGGCTGGCCATACACCGCAGCGACTCCGCGCAGTGTTCGGCCTTCGACCTTCGAGACGCCTGTGAAGTCACGGCGGGAAATCATTTGAACTCCCTGATGATGTGTCATCACCGATGTTTGACTTGCCGCCGCCAGTGCCCATGTTGAGCGCCACGATGATTTCATCGAGGCCTTCCAACGGTTCGAGATCGAGTCGATCGCGCGCCTCGTTGCGGGTGATGATTCCCGCTTCGACTCCAGTGCGAAGCGCGGCCATGTGCTCAGCGACGCCTGGACGAATCAGCGCATCGACATCCCAGTACATCGTGTCGAATGGTGTCGCGAGTTTCAGCAGCACTTCGCTGCGCCAAGCCTCGAGCCACATCGACAGGCACGAGTCGACGTACATGCGCGAGAGCCACTCCATCGAGCCATACGCCGATCCAGTGCTCTCGGCGAGGTACGACAGTGGCACGCCGTAGATGCGCGAGACATCGCTCACGCTGAATGATCGAGCAGCTGCGAGGCCAGTGTCGTCGAGCGTGCTGGAGATGCGCTCGATGCGCATGCCCTCAGCGAGCACGAGCGGTACGCCGGTATTGTTTGTGCCCGAGTGCTTCGCTGCGTAGTCGGCCATGATGCGCTGTCGCGCTTCGAGGCTCAGCGCGTTCGGATGCACAAGCGCGATCTTCGGGTTGCCGGCATTGGCGTAGGCGTTCAACGCCATCGACTCTTGCGCAGCCATCAGGCTCATCGCGGTCGAGCACAGCCTGATTGGCGAATCGCCCCACAGGCCACTGGTGCCTGGAGCGCGGATGTGCAGCATCGACTCGATCGGAACTTCGCCGTAGCTCGAGGTTTTGTAGTACGGAATCCCGCGCACATCAAGCGTGACCTCGTCATTCTCGAGCGGGATCAGTTCAAGCAGTTCGCCACCGAGTGAACGATTGATGACCGCGAAGGCGTTGCCGTAGATCAACGCCTTGAGCGTCATCGATCGGCGAAACTCATACGCGCTCATCGAGTGAGACGGCGCGCGCCAGAGCGAGTCGGCGCCCGAGGCGCTGATCTCCGTGTCGAGGCGCGCGATGTCCGATGCGATCAGAGTGACGGCGCGATAGACCGGAGTGAACCGCAGCGACTGCATCGGGCTGAGAATGGGTATAGAGCCACCGCCGTAAGACGGTAGGTAAGTCGCGCTGTAAGGTGCGACGAAGAGCCTACTGAGCAGTTTCCTAAGCACGCGCGGATGTTAGTTGTTGTCAAGTATCTAAGTCTGCGCGTAACTTAACTTTCCTCATAGCACGACGCGCGCTTACCACCCCACAGATTGACGGCCATCACGGCTGCTACGAGTGGGTCGATTACCTTAGTTGCAACAGACTTATCCATAACGATGTTGCCATTTCGATCGCGTCGCACGATCGCGTTACGGCACGCCTGCTTAAAGATTGGATCGTTGCCGATTGCAATCTTCTTTCCGAGCCATAGATTCTGCCACAGCATGCAGCCTGGAGAGAGTGCAACGCCCTGCCGCATGGCGGTCATCGGTACGCCGTCGCCTTCCAGCTGCTCAACTAGGTACTTGGATCCCCACGGATCGAACGCCACGCCCCGCACTCTAAAGCGTTTAGTGATCTCAAGGATGCGATCGCGCACCTGTTCGTAGTCAATCTCGGAGCCCGGGGTAAGTGTTATTTTTCCCTCGTGCGCCCACTGCTGCACTGGCATGCGGTAGTCGAGCTCGCGCTGTGCGACTCCGGCGCGCGGCCACCAGTAGTGGCCTTCGATTGCAACGCGCCCATCTTCAAGCGGGATCGCAACAGA